TGTAAGTCCAGGTGCTGGCTCAAGTACAGTATTTTCGATTATGCTAAAAATTTCTGGGTCGGTATATGGCAATAAACCCGATTCTCCAAACGAAATTGGATAAATACCATTAACTACTACATTCGCAGCAGGAATAGCAGCAGTCAATGTATCGTTACTTGCATCAAATCCAGTAATACGGTAGGTAGACGCAGCCAATGATGCAACAGTGATATATGCAGCAACCGGGCTAGCAGTATTGCCTAGTGCATTCAATTCAACTGTCTTACTGTATATACTTACGCTAACCACATAAAATAATCCTTTGCCATTAGGTAATTTGGTGCTGTCAGATATATAGAAAAGGTCATTCGCAGAAAGTGAGGGCGCAACACTCCCAAAGTAATTTACATTTGATGTAATAGCATCAAGCGTATCTTCACTCGAAGTATAAGTGTGAATTCTAGGAGCAATCTCGTTAGCACTATATGTACTTAGATTCAAACCCTGAGCATTGAATGACATTTCTATACGTCCTTGTATTTAGTTAATTTATCTACTATTAGGTTACATCAGATTCATTACAGAATATCTTGAAGAAACCACGATTATCTACAACGGTAGCTCCAGCAAAGAATAATCCGTTAACGAACCAGGTAGTTTCTCTTGGAAGATAGCTAACCTCGGTACGCATGTCTTGTCCGATTGCCATACCAACAGCCATTTTGTGCCACGCAAAGCAAGTACGAATACTTTGGTTGGCTAACGGAGCGGCTGAAGTGGAGGTATTAACTAAAACAGTTGGCACAGACCCCACATTCACAGGTAAGCCGCCTTCGGTCATCGATGGCAATGTGCGAACATTCATCCCTAACAACTCTTTGTAGTTTAACGAACCATCAGATACAGCATCATTAGATGTGTAGAATCTGCTGATAATTTTTTCATCGTTTAACAAATTACGTAAATTGTTGCCAGACATTGCTACAAATCTTTCAGCAACAGGAACTGCATCTTGATCAAAGTACTGCACAATATTTCTCAACTTTGAATAAGTCATATTGCTATTTCCGGTCATGATCACATTGTTGGCAGCATCAACTGTTGCGTTTCCGGTTGCCACATCAGGAGTAGGAGACGTTGGATCAACATTGGTATTTGTAGTAGCAGCTGTCATTGCATCAATGATTATTTGATCGCTTCTACGGCCAATCGCCATAGCTACAACTAATGCTAATTCTCTTTTGGTATCGAAGTTTACAGTCAAATCTTCTATGGAATCTACCCCAGTGCCGGCCGCATATTTAAGCAATGTGGCGATATATCCAGTAAATGTAGCATCTTGAATGCTAATAGTGTTTTGGTATGCAACTTGGTTGGCAATTACTTGACCAACTTTTCTGAATTGACAAGTGTTGCCTATGATATCTGTGCGCAATCTTACTGTATCGCGCAACATGAATCCGCGAGATCTATATTCCACCTTAACCAGAGCATCGAACTCTGTTTGTTGGACATTTGTTAAACTTATACTCATGATGTTGGCCTCCATGCCAAAAAATAAATAAAACATTTCCCGCACTAGATTTTATCTAATGCAATTTTGTTTCACTATCTACCCTTCCATGGGTCATCGAATTCAGAGTGTCTTCAAGGGCTATATTTTTCTGGTGATAGAGTTTCCATTCCTGGGTCTACTTTTCATACTAGATACAGATAATCCTCTTGGGTCTGCTCGTCATGAGTATCCACACATAGTTTGATGCGTGATACTTCAGTATAGCAGATCTCAGGAATTCAACATGCTCACCGTATTATTTATTTGCATGTTCAGAGATCGGTTTCAGGCATCAGTAATGTGTAGTATTTTCTTTCAATATACTCAGCTTGTTTACCTTTGTTGAATTCAGTTGTTAGCCGAATGTATCCCATGACACGAGTATATACTTCGCATAGTTGACGTTCAGCATCAGGTAAACAAATACCAACAGCTTTTTTCATTCTTTGCCTGAACTCATCAGTTGAGCAAATTTTGCCGTTATCTGAGCTCTATATGCAGGATCATTTTGATATTTTGGATAATTTGCAAACATTTCAGCTTCAATTTCAGCTTTGGATATTGGACTAAATGCAGGACCTTTTTGTGTATCCGCAGGTATCTTAGCTAACGTATTCATGTGCAATTGACGAACCTCATCAAGCATCAATACAACTTCTGCTCTGACTGGCAGCTTTTCCAATGCTTTTGCTGATTCAGGAGTAAGGTTGTTCTTGATCCAGTTTTGCAATGTGTTGATTTTCTGTATGCCATCTGAGCCAAGCTTTGCGATCTCATCAGATGTGTTTGGTTGTTTGGATTTATCATACTCAACTAGAGTGTTGATTACTTTTCCAAATGTTTCTTGTTGGATTTTGTTTTCTTTGGCATAAAGAATAAAATTTTTGATGTGATGATTTTCTTTGTCGATATATTCTTGCTGCTCGCCGAAATCATATTCCTCAGGGGCTGGGCGAAGTGTTCCAAGTAGTTTCTGCGCGTCTTTGTATGCCTTGGCTTGTTTGGCCATCACATATCCATATTTTTCTTCCAAGTATTCAGGGCGGGCACCCATTCCTGGCACTCCTTCATCTACATACCACTGCGGCGCTACAACTTCTGGCACAATTGCAGTTGTTTCGGTTGGCACGTTACCTTCAGCTAGTCCGATATTAGCTAAGTTGTCTTCCATAAATTACTTCTCCTTTTTGTCCACTATAGGTTTACATATTTATCGTTTCATTATTATTCGTGTAGATACCTAGATATATAGACGCCTAGACATCTACATACCTAGATATCTATATTGCTAGGTATCTACTTTGCTATTGTAGTTCCGCTAATACGCTTCATATGTGCTAGTCCATTATCTTTCATGCCTCGAATTGCATCCTTGTAGCCATGCCAATACATAGCTAATCTCTCAGCTCCAACATCTGTAGGTAGGAACTTTGCTGGGATAACAAACTTATCCATGTAGATTTCCATCAATTTTTTGCCAGCAGGAGATACAATAAATACTTCCCAGCACAGCGACTGCAATTGTTCAGCTTCTTTGTGTGTATCTCTAGCCTTATCGCGATATAATTTGTACGCCTCAGGTTCTTCAGGCATGATCAGTGGGTTGAAATATTCGCCGCTATTGTGCATTAGCATTTCCTGTTTGTTGCTTGCAGCAATTACTATGATGCACTACCGCCTCCTTGCTGTTGTTGTGCTTGCTGTTGTTCCATCATCATCATTTCTTGCTCTTGACGTTTTTCTGATTGCTCACCAAAGAATTTAGCTAGTTCTTGTTCAGGTATTATCGGATCTGAATCAACACCCATTTTATTTGCGCTCCAATGAGCAAATCTTTCTGGCCTCAAATTCACTATTGCATTTTCAGCTCCCTGAACTCCTTGCATCAACTGAAACCACTGAATAAATGACTGAACATCTTGACTGCCCTGCGCAATAACCAATGGCGACTTGTAGCTCAACTTGATCACGCGATTGTCAACCATGATTTTTTCGATCAATCCACGAGTTTCCAAAATATATGCAACCCGTTTCAACACTTTACTGAGAAATTCATTTTGTAGACGTGTAAACGCACTGCCAATTTCCTCAGCTAAATTCTTTTGTCGGAACATTAACTCAGTAGCTGTACGACTTGGACTGTCTTGCACCTGCCCAATAGGGTTCGCAAACAACATTGTGTTAATCTGCTGGCGTAAATCTAATGCTAGCGTCTGTGTGAATTGCGGTGGAGATGTGTCAGGAAAAGGTTGCAATGGCCATTGTCCATTAGCATTTGGCGCAACCGGTATCACAGAGTTAGCTTCCAAACGCATAGTGAATGGGTTGAATACACCATCCGAGTATGCCATGATAGGTCGCGCAACATTGAAGTTAGCTGACGCAAACTCCAACCTCATAAGCTCGTTGAGCGTCATTATCGCTGGCAACGCATCAACTACCGGCCCCCTTCCATGGGTTTCATTATTTATCTTGCTCCAGCGGAACACTATCCATGGTGATGACTCTAGCCAATCGTCTACAATAAATTCGCTACTGTCGTTCTCAGAGAAAACTATATATCGGTATTTTTTCTTAGGGGGGTTATTTGGGAAATATATTGTGCCTTCAACTAAGGTCTTCACTACAGCATTATTGTCTTCTTCATACTGAGCCAACATAGTGGAAGTAAATTTTGCTGTTGGCCACAACTCGAATACGTCTTCCATACGTACTTCATCCCACCAACGAAAATTAGTCTCAAGTGTATTGGTGATGGTTTCTTCTATTGCAACTCTAGCCAACGGAACACTGTAGAATTCCAATGGATCGTCGTCATTTTTTCCAGGATTGCAAATCAAGCAACCTGTACCAATACCTAAGTCAAAGAATGACTCTGCCACACATACATCAAAATTACTTTTGCGGAGGTAATAGTAGATGGTCTCAGAATATTTCTGCAAAGCTTTATTTAGTTCTTCTTTTGCTTCTTGGGGAACCGTTTCACCAGACTCAAACAAAAACCAACGTGATTGTGTGGGACATAATCCAGCTTGCATCTTGGAAACAAAATTGCGTAAACCTGCTATACCTGTGGTATCGTAGACTTTTGCATTTTTGATGGCACCTTGATATTGCGAGGTCCAATAATACATATTGCGAGAAGGTACAGTATAGTGATAACAAGCCTCAAATAATGGAGCCCACATATCAGCTTTAGTGCGCGCTTTTTTGTATCTGCGTTTGAGTTGTTCTAGTTCTTGCAGCATTTACCATCCTTGGTATTTGTGTATTTCGATATCAATGTATTAGACTGTCAATGTGTTAGACTGTCAATGTATCAGCCGTCAAATTATCTCAGACTATATGTACATCAAGTACTTGGCCATCAATTACCTAATCTATCATCATTTTCATCACCAAAAATAGCCCCATGTCTAGCGCGATTACTTCTTGCTAATCTTCTATTTATTCGTTGTTGTTGATTTGCTTGTTCACCACGGATTCGAGATGATTCACCAGCTATTCTTGCTTGTTCATCACGGATTTGAGACGATTGTTCGTTGTACATGTTTTCTGCATTTTGGTGATAAGCTTTCATTTCCTTTTTGTTGGCGCGTTGCTGATCATATGAATTTCCAGCAAACATTCCTACAGCAGCACCTTTCGCAGCCCCCCAAGCAGCGCCAGCTGGTCCTCCTGTAAAAAAACCCACAACTCCACCAATTATTCCACCAGCTATTTTCCCTACCTTTTGCCCCATCTTATTCTCCTAATAGTTATCCCACAAAAATTCATCTTTCTTATTACGCAATGAAGCACCACCTTTAGCCTTTGTTGGTGACGACACTAACGGGGCTATCCGTTGTCTTCCACGCCCAAGACCACCATTATCTGACTGTTGTCCAGGTTGATCTTGTATTCCTGAAAATCTCTTGGCATCCAATAATCCAGTTTTTTCTCCTAGCATCTTCATGCCAATCATTCCAGCAGCAATAGTTCCCATCACCGGATCATCTCTATTGAGGAATGTTGATGCAATGAAACTACTATCAGCTTTCCAAATATTTTGCATGTGTTTGTTTTTGTTGCGATCAATTGAATATTCTTGAGCTTCTTTACCGTATGCATAATCATGCGCTTTTGCAGTACGATCTAATGAATTTAATGGAGTAGAATCTTTTAGTTGATCGCGTAAATGTAATTCGGTACCAGGACCCACAAAGCTATACCCACGCAGAAAATTATTTGGATCTAACGATCTGGCGTGACGTTCTTGACCATATTTGCTAACAGCAAATGGTTTCATGGCTGCATCAAACATACCGCGACTATTGCCACTATCAGCACTTACTGCACCTAATGTAGTGACCAAACGTGATCGCCTAGAAGACGAATCAGATCGGCTTCCACCAGCATTATTGCTAGTACTATTTACATTTGTCTGTGTATTTCTACGCATAAAAGTAACGCATCCTTGCGTAATAGATTATCTGTGTTCCTTGATATATTCAGTATAGTAGATATTGTTTTTTTTGCTGCTTATTTTTGCTGCTTGTATACAATATATATCATTCCTTCAATAGGCTTTATTTCAGCCATGGAATACACAAAACGTACAGAAATTTTTGGTTTGATTTGTTTTTGCAAAGCCAGGATGTCGGCTTTCATTCCCATATGAGTGCCACAGTATCGTTGACAGGAGAACTATTTGCTGGTTTCCTAGAGGAATGTTTTTTCATTGCATTATTTCTTCTTGGCATATCAGCTCCCCTATCAACATCTATTGCTATGCAGCTGGTGGCCAACTTTCCTCATTACCAGTCACTAATTCGCCAACTTTCACAGTACCGGAGGAATCACCATTAGCGTGGCCATCAACTTGTGCAACTGCTGGTTGAGGAGATACCACAACAGGACTTGTTTGCTTTGCTACACGAGTAAATAATTGAGGGAAAAACTTTACTTCAAATCCTTCAGCGGATAACAATTGATCGGTGGTGACTTTGAATGTAACCACTCCACCATCATTATTATCTAATACTTCACTTTGATAGATCATGAATACTCTTTCATTGTCGGCAAGTGTTTCAGATCCAAATGTTGGCAATATCCTGATAATCCCTTCTTGAGTCATATGCGAACGCTCCCTGTAATTGATTTTCCAATTCTTTCATTCGTGCTTCTTGTGCGGCCAGACAATCTATCCAGCCCTCACAAATTTTAGTTCTAGTTCTGTCAATATAATGTTTTTTCTGCGAAACTTCAAGCTGTAGATAACTCAATTCGCGCTGCAACCGGTTATGCTCAGCAGGAGTTGAATATGGTGCATCTATAGGTATTCGCTGCATAGCAAAATCATTCATACAATAAATCCAACGTAATATTTCTTTTTTCCAATAATGACTTCAATTTCTTTAATGCCTTTTTCTGTATCTGTCGAATTCTTTCACGACTTAACCCAATTTGTGCAGCAACATCTTCCAGTGTGCCAGCATCTTCATCAAAGAAACCATATCTTTTTGCCAATACAATACGCTCTTTATCGTCCAACATATTTAGACATTCATATATAAGTTGCTTAGTTTTCATTTTCTGCACAACATATGGTGGAGAAATGATTTCCTCATCAGCAATACTGTCAGCAAAGATGATGTGATTTACATCATCTTCTAGGGTAAGACTTTCAATAGGAGAATCTAAGGATAATGTATCTCCACTATAGTTCAATATTTTTCGCACACGGTCAGCTTTCACTGCCTTCGACCGCCTTCGACTGCCCTCGACCGCCTTCGAGTTGCCTTCGGGTTGCCCTCGGGTTGCCTTCGGATTACCTTCGATGAATTTGCAAGCTATCTTCGAGTTGCTCCCCGCTGACCCCCATCTTCGAACCGTTTTCGAACCGCTTTCACAAACGTCTGTTGTCATCTCAACAGCAACACCATCTGCCCCAGATAAATTCTCTATCCTCAATAAACTATCTTTCGTGAGAGAATCTGCAACCTGAGCAACAGTTACATAACTAGCAAGCTCACTGGTTAGTTCAGACATTTTTTTTAGGTAAACATTTAGTTCATGTATTACGTGCACCGGAACCCTGATACTTTTGCCTTGGTTCACTAAGGCTCGACAAACAGCTTGTTTAATCCACCACGTAGAATATGTAGAAAATCTAAAGCCCTTTCCTGGGTCGAATTTTTCTACAGCTCGAATTAATCCAAGATTACCTTCTTCAATCAAATCTAACAAATCCAATCCATTACCGATATATCTTTTAGCTATATTGACAACTAATCGCAGGTTGCACTTGATGAGATGATTTTTTGCGCTGACATCCCCTTCAATCATTCGAGTTGCATAATATTTTTCTTCGTTAGGGGTAAGCAACTTATATTGAGCTATATCATTCATGTATAGCGTAACCACATTTACAGTATCAATTTTACATAGCCTTTTCTCTAACTGAACAAAACCATCATCTGTTAGTTTTGCGTCCAATTCTGTGGTATCTATTGAATTTTCCGAAGATATTTCCGCTGAGATATCGTCCAAAATATCTACCGAGGAATTAGCCGACATGTCTGTTGAATTGCTGTTGAGCAAATTGTTGCTGTATTTCATTCCGTGAAATTTTTCCATAAACGGTTCCATGTTTATTCGTGAGTATATATTCAATATTTCTTATACCAAAATATACGCTAAATTGCAAATACATAAATAGCTAGACGTATAGATGCCTACATATATAGAGACCTAGATATCTATACATCAACCACGTCAATCGCAACAAGTATTGATGAATTTGTTGCTCATCCCATATCACAGGATAGCCAAATGACACATGTTCCACGTAGAATATTTCCTGGCACACTCAATTTGCTTCCGTATCCCACACATGGTAATCTTATCCAAGATATGCTGTGGTTCGGTATGTCATTAGTCTCCTGTTTTCCACAGCGTATCTCTATAATGATCATGGGGGCGTATTTGGCTTCGATGTAAGCAACAATATCTAGTATGCGTGTCGAGAAGGCCACACAACTCGTTAAATTTTGTAGCGACATTTGCAAATGCAGATGAAACATTCTACGCATTAGCTGCCTGAACAACTCAGACTAATGCCTATCATTGATAGAGTTCATATGCTCTTTCTGTTGATAGTCGCAATCATATGATAGTGTGCTGAATACCTGAATTTGACACATAAAGCATGACAGGGGCGGTGCAATTAGCTCAGGCTATTTGAGTTTATTGCAATAAAGTAAATAGCTACACACGTAGATATGCTTGATAGTTGTACTTACAGACATGGGTTCAACTCCCATCGCCTCCAATATATTTTATCGGGGCTGTAGCTCAGTTGGTCAGAGCATGTGTATGTATTTATTCGCTATGGTCGCAGGTTCGAGTCCTGCCAGCTCCAATATATTTTATCGGAACTATAGCTCAGCTGGTAGAGCAAAGGATTGAAAATCCTTGTGTCGGGGGTTCGATTCCTTCTAGTTCCACTTCACTTGCAGTCAGGGCCGTTCAGCGATAGGGATTATTAGTATATTTCTTATGATTTAATTACCATTATATGTTAGTTAAATTTTTATCATAAGTGTGAAAAAAATAAATTATGAATATGTGTATTAGATTGTATTTTTTACATAGCGTGTAATGTCAGCCTTCTTATAACTATATATACAAAATAAATATTTAATAATCTATAAAAATATGCTATATTTTAAATTACGCCGTGAATCAGGGCCGTTCAGCGAACAGTTAGCTAGATTATAGCCAACATTTTTTGTTACTATCTTTTAATAAAAAAATTATTAGGAGATGACACCATGTTGGCAAAAAGCAAGCAAGAATTTATTAATTTTTTTCAAGAAATAGATGATTACAGACAAGATGAAAAAGTATTATATCCATTAGATGAGATACTATTCTTAGTCTTTACTGGAGTTTTAGGCTGTGCAGAAAGCTGGGATCTTATTATTGAGTATGGTAAACAAAAGATCAATTTTCTAAAAAAATATTTTCCATATAAACACGGTATTCCTTCTAAAAGTACATTAAGCACTGTAATTGGGATGATTGATAAAACCAAATTTGAGCAGTGGTTTTCTAGTTGGACTAAAGATTTAGCGGATCTTATTCCTCAAGAATTAATAGCAATTGATGGTAAAACTATTCGTGGCAGTAGAACTAGTTCAAAAAAAGCAAGCCATGTATTAAATGCGTTTGCTACTAAACGAGGACTTGTATTAGCACAACGAATGGTAGGTGAAAAAACTAACGAAATACCAGAAATACCTAAATTGCTTGACGATCTAAATATAGAAGGAGCAGTTATTAGTATAGATGCGATGGGCTGTCAAAAAGATATTGCTACTAAAATTATAGATAAAAAAGCTAATTATTTTCTAGCTCTAAAAGGGAACCAGAGTACATTAGAATCTGAAGCGATGTATTTGTTTACACAAAAAGAAAATGTTACATCTTTTAGTTTTTATGAAGAATATGATAAAGGTCATGGCCGAGTAGAAATTAGAAAATGTTGGAGTATTACTGCACCAGATTGGTTTAAAAATCAAGGATGGCACGAATTAAAAAGTATTAGCATGATAGAATCTGAACGATTTATTAAAGGCGAAAGCAGTATTGAACAAAGAATGTATATTTCTAGTTTAGAAGCTGATGCCAAACAACATTTTAATTATGCTAGGCAACACTGGTTGGTAGAAAATAGTGTACATTGGGTTCTGGATGTAACTTTTAAAGAAGATGATAGTCAAATTAAAAATGCCGCAGAAAACATGTCAGTAATTCGTAAAATTATTATCAATTTAATAAGGATTTATAAAGAAAAAATTCAATCTAAATCTAGTTTAAGGGCATTGCGTATGATGGCTGGATGGTCTGATGATGTTGCTGGAGGAATTTTGAGTGGGTTATTTGTTTAACTGTTCGCTGAACAGCCCTGACTTGCAGTTCCACATTGCTTGATGAAACATTATTCTTTGTGTAAGATAATTCCATGAAAACCTTATCTGATGCATCACGCGAACAAGAAAAAAACCTAAGAAATTATCGTCGCAAACAAATTGATTTGGTAGAATTCAGCCGAAGAAATAGAGAAATTGAAGAATTTATTGTTCAGCATGACAATATCAGCAAAAGTGATCAAACACACGTACAACACTATACGTTATCGCGAGGGTTAATCAGTCGCTGGGTTCCTTGCTGGGAAAGAGCTGATTGGTTGCTTAAATACTCTAAAACAGAAATGAAAAGACTTCTTAGCAAAGTATTCAAGAAGAAAAAAAGAGTTGAAGGACTGTACAAAAATCAAATATCTATCAGCGATGATTTTGATGAGCCGTTATATTTAGCCAAAGAAGAAGAACTAACTAAAGACGCATTGGTCCTACGCAAAAATTTATTCAAAGAATTGGAAGCTGAAATAAAAGACATGAAGAATTGGAAAGAAAATAAGAAATAATCCACAAAGAAAACATAGAGACAGTGCAAGCAACCAATTCATATAGATAATTTCAGTCAAACAAAAAAATGCCCAACCAAGGAGTCGGGCTAAGAACCTATATTTATCGGTTAGAGATTGACATCAACCACAATATCATCATCACAATTAAGCGTATGTACTACTTTAACTGACAGATAATTACCATCAATCAGTGTTATTTATGCGATATTATCTATGAGTTGTATATATTTTTTTTTTTTCATATAATCATTCACAGTTGAATATTACAAATTAAATAGATATTGATTAATTTAAATTTATATAAGAGATCAACCATGCATAGCGACGCCAACAAAGTATCTGAAATACAAATGATTGCAAATTCACCCGAAAAAATAGTTACAGCATCCTTCACAAGATGTTCAACTAATGACAGAAATTTATTCCACACATCAAAATGTCTTGTTCCAATAAGTATGGGTGGTGGCACAGGGCATCAGGGTAACAAATTTGCAGCTACAATGAGGCTTGTTGATTCTTGCTTCGAATCATGTTCACTACTTGTAGTTGATAGCGTCCATAGACATACGCTAAAAATTAAACATCCTGATGAAACTGATGCCATACTTCTGAAACGAGCTCTCGATGAAGGAACAGAATGGAGAAATAAAAATGAACCGGCATATATGCAGTTAACCATACCATACACAATCACTCATTGGGATAAATATCGATTACACAAGAATTTTAGCAAGCACCACAAGACAGTATCAGAACTATACAATAATGAGATTTCATTCAGAAAAGCACTAGATGATAGTGCCAATGAATATCTCAAAAGAAGCTTCTTAGCAAATACCGCATCACAGAGCCTCTCATATGAGGAGGCATTTCAATGTTGCATTAATTATCTAAAAGAAGAATGTGCTGGTGTGTGTGTTTTTGGCGGGGACTCATTTGAAGAATATAATTTTATGATATATCCAGGTAAACTTGGCTCAGCTGTATTAACTACCTATGAGCATTTCGTTGTACCAAATTATCCTAACTTGATAAAGCCACTTTCACTTATGTTTGACAAAAAACTGAAAAAACCAACAAAATTATCAACAAATAAAAATGAAACACCCAAAGAACATTTCATTAAATAACTCATTTTTCAATTCTAGAACAAACATCTATTGGAAAAATAATCAAGGAGTCTATCTAGGATGCAACCTTTCTCATGCGTTAACACTGGGATTAAATTCTCCAGCAGCAATAGTAGGCAAAAATGATTTTGAGTTACTTCTGAATGAAGATGCTGTCATATGCAGAAAAAATGATCTATATGTACTTGATGCTGCAAAACCAGATATTATCGAAGAAACATCTCATTTGAAAGAAATTCCCAGGATATATCAAAGCCACAAAATACCATTGATCAATAAAAAAAATGTTGTCATGGGGGTTTTTGGTATATCTACTGATATTACTGATACCATATCTGCACAGAAAAAAACAGAAACATACAGAGAAGCAATCGCACTACACGAAAATATAGCCTTCAACAATTTATCCCCACAAGAACTTAAGGTGGTAAAGATGTTAGCGACAGGAAAACCAAGAAAAATAATTTCCAAGGAAATGGGAATATCTATAAAGACTATTGATACTTATCGAACGCGTATATTCATCAAGCTAAACATCAAAAACAATATAGAGTTATTGCACTTCATTATCAGAAATAATTTGCGAAATTTAATTCCATGGCTGTAGATAGCGTATACGCGGCCAAAACACGATCTATTGGATCACATTTGGCTGAGTATAGGGTTGGCAACATGAATTTCACATGCATCTCCAAGATACAATCAAGGGCTTTATTGCTAGTACTACTACTGAAATAACTTCTCTTACCTCTAAACTATAGCAGCAAACAGAAATCACCAGCCAAGCACCAGCCAAGCACCAGCAACATTAAGCTATACCAACCAAAAACAGCATACCTTATATAGTCATTTATCGCAATAATCCTGGATGGCTTTGCGAACTATATCGGCCATAGTTACATTTTCTTTGTTAGCTAAATTGTTAGTTTTGATCTTAGCTTGAAATAACCGAAGGAAATCGTCTGGCATATTTACGTTTAGTTGGTTACGTTTAGGTTTGATACCTACCCATTTCTCGGCAGTTTGGGCTTGATCTGTTTTCTTTACGTCGGGGGTATCTATGTGCATTTTGAATTCTTTCTTCATAGGTATTATCCTTATGTGTAGATGTATATATTTGTAGATATGTAGATGTCTAGTTGTCTACACCAACCTCATTATTTCCTCATATAGCTCATGTATTTCTTTGGTGGCAAGCAATTCTTTGTCAGACTCCTGAGCTACTATACCTGTTCCAACTGTTTCTGAAAAAACCACCCTATCTGAAACTTTGGATTTCAATACTGGTATTTCAATTCCCACCATCTTTTCCATTCCAACCACAGACTTCTGAATATCACGCCCAATTACTGTGTTGCCCTTTTTCATGCTTATCATCATCGCAAATTTGATATCTGGTTTGAATAATATTGTTGTTTCTTTGATTAAGCCAAATACCTCTATGCTTGACCATAAGTCGAACGCAGAAGGTTTGCATGGAACCACAATAAAGTCGGAGGCACATATAACCGACTTGGCTATATCAGTTGTACGTGGTGGAGAATCTATTATCACCACATCATAGTCTTTAGCCATGGCCGGCAAATCTCTACATAAAGTTATTGTGGGCATGGCTGTCACAAGAAAGTTAACTGGTAAATCTGTTTTCCTATAGCTTAACCATTTCATGAGGGAACCCTGATAGTCAGCATCTACTACCAATGTTTTGTTTCCGCGCCTGGCACTTTCGTATGCAACACAAATGGTTAATGTGGATTTGCCCACCCCGCCCTTTTGATTAACAAACCCAATAGTTATTGTCATTATCTTACTCCTATATGTTGCCTGTAGATGTATAGTTATCTATGTATGTAGTATTGTAGTTTTCTAGTATTCTACATATCTACACGTGAAATGCAAGCATCATTCAACTGTTTCCAAAATGGATACTGTTGCATAGACATTAGTGCTAAATATTTGCATAATATTTGCTGATATAGTTTGGTACCGAGGAACCAATGAGCACAAACAATCCCACGTTTGCATGGCTAACTGACATTCACTTGAATTTCCTGAAGCTCCTTGAAAGAATGGAATTCTACAAAGAGATAAATGCGTGTAGTGCTAGCCATATATTGATCACTGGCGATATAGCTGAGGCCATATCGCTGGAAATGATACTTGCTGAGATGAGCGAGCACATAGATAAGTATATTTATTTCGTGCTTGGCAATCATGACTACTATCACGGTGCTGTTGATGAAGTGAAGACTATGCTGTCCAAGCTGCCATATAAGAAAGTCCGCTGGCTTCCTGGTGAGCATCCAGTATGGACAGCTAATGTCACTCTAATTGGTACTGATAGTTGGGCAGATGGCAGATATGGGAACTATCACCGCAGCGAAGTGGTAATGAATGACAGCAAAATAATATATGATTTATACAATGCGACAAAAAATGCATTGCTAACAATGACGTTTGCTGGCGGCGCATTACTGACAAAGATGCAAGAACTTGCTGACAAAGATGCTCACCAACTGTGGTGTACTATGGAAAATGCCATACAGAATACTCATCCTGAACGCGATCACGATTTGTTTGTTGTACTGACACATATACCTCCATTTCCTGAAGTATGCAAATATAACAGAAGCAACACAGACAAAGCATGGCTACCATTCTATTCATGCAAAGCAACTGGCGATGTATTGCTGAAATTTGCCAATGAACATCCTGAGATTAAAGTATTGGTATTGTGCGGGCATACTCATTCGGCTGCCGAATACCAGCCCTTGCCGAATCTGCTGGTCAAATGCGGTGGATCAGAGTATTATCATCCAAAAATAAATGAGATATTGGAGTTTGACATAAACAATGAGTTCATCAATAAGAAATAATGAAATAAAAGTATTCACAAATGGCAAATGGTAACACCAGAAGAAGCGCGAAAAATACAGGCAGCAAAACTTCGTATGCGAATTGTTCATCTACAAAAAAGATTAGATTTGTTATTGAATAATGGTTGCAAACAGGCGCATAGTCCCCGTGAATCATGGTAAACACAATGAACAAACAAACATTTGATTATTTCTGCGTGCTGGATTTTGAAGCCACATGCCAAGAAAGCAACAAAGATTACACAATGGAGATAATTGAGTTTCCAGTAGTCATGATCGACACGCAACCATTACTCATAGAGAGTACATTTCAGATGTATGTGAAACCAATCATTAATCCAACTTTATCTGATTATTGTACACAATTGACAGGTATAACTCAGGAAACAGTAGATTCTGCTTATGTATTTGCTGATGTGATGGGAGCGTTTACTTCATGGATATCGCATTTCTACGCAACAGTTCCGCAATCAAACATATTGTTCATCACCTGTGGCGACTGGGACTTGAAAACTATGTTGCCAAATCAGTGCAAAATGAGCAAATTATCTATACCAGAAATATTCAATTCTTGGTGCAACATCAAAAAAATGTATAATCGACATTATTCTGAGAAAATACGTGGTATGCATTTTATGAAAGAAATAATCAATGGCGACCATGTGCATAAAAAGACTTCAGTGGGAGGCATGAAAAGTTTGTTGAACAGATTGAACTTGCCCCTGATAGGTAGACAGCACAGCGGAATAGATGATGCCAGAAATATAGCACAAGCTGTGATCAAGATGTGCCGGGATGGGTGTATATTTGAGCCTACATGGCCCAAAAGAGATATAGGTGAAGAACTTATAGAGGGACTTCGATCTATTGCTCGAAGTGAAGGCAAAAGATATGAGGTGAAGATTGATTGACAAACACAACCAAGAAAAGACTAAACAAGAAGTAGTTGAAATACTTCATCAATATGCAGCAGTATTCGCAAAAATGTATAGCAAACTTATGCCAATCAATGGTGTATATAGTCGCAACATCGTGAAGTGCGCAACTATATATCTAGTGGCACAAGAATATATACGAATAACTTTGTCTGACATCGACAAAATCCTCCCTTTGATACGCGAAAATGAATTTGCCTCATTAACATCTAGGCAAATTGCGTATGAAATAGCTAAACAAGCACAGAGGTACGCCACGGAAGATATAGAAAAAAATATCGATAAGTATCTGAAAGAAGGAGCCCACCGTGTTCATTAATGAGGGCGCCGTTGATTTAGTTAGCTATATACGGAGCAAGTATGAGCAAAAAGAAACCTGCCACACTTCATCCGTGGTGGGCGAAGAAAGTTTACCCGATGAGCAATTATACTTTGTTAGTCATATTTGCTGATAGAAATATGGCGCTATATTGCGTAAAGCATCTGATATTTGGAGATAATCCAGGAGTATTTGCTAGGTTGCAAAACGTGGATAACTTCAACAAGGTGTGCGTGATGGATCGGACGGTGAATTGGATGGTTCATCCATTTGAAGAAGGTGGAATTGCAGATGAATACAATTGCATTGATGTGTGTTGTGAGACTATGTATCAAGTTGTTGTGAGCGGTGAGGCTACCAAAGAATGGCCAAGCGTATGGGTATTGAATAGAGATGGCAAATGATGGACTATAGTGAAGTGTTAGCTGAGATTGTGGAAGAAATGAAAGAGATGAACGTCAGTTTTCAAGACATTTCAGATAGTCTTGGGGGAGCTCATGCGGTCTTCAGTCAGGAGGTGCTCGCAGTATTGCAGAAGAAATACTGGAAACTAAATGGACAATGAAAGAAACGATAGACCGCCTAGAAGATAAGGGGTGTGATAGCATAAAAACCCTACAAATAAACAATGAGAAAATCAAGCGAGGAAAATGAGATGACAGATGAAGAACTCCAACCAGCAGAAGAATATATAGAAAAATACACAGCAGAATATAAGGTTGCCATAAAGGAAGGAAAAAGAACGTGCAAGATGAGCTTCTGGGAAGGCTTCGCTAGTGGGAGAAATCTTGCTCGCGTATTAATTGCTGAACGATTGTTAGTCACGGGGAGTAATTTATCTCTTGATGAATTAGCAGCAGCAACATTCTTGAATACCGAGGCAGTCCTAGCACTGCAAACCAGGATGATGAAAGATGAATCCAAAAGATTAGAAAACAAGCAACAAATGAACGAAAAAATTGCCAAAAACAAAAAATTCACCCTCGCAGTAATCGAGAAACAAGCCGCAATAATAGTTGAACTGCAAAATGATCTAATATTTCTATTCCAGCGCACAGATAAACTTAATGAAATTCAAAGTAGCATCAGCGCATTGATGGACGCAGCAAAGAATGCTGCGTGGTGCGAGAATGATATCAAAGAAAGAAACAGAATTTACTCTGAGCTATTACAGAACATGGTTGCCTCTATAGGTGAGTTTTCTGACGAATACACAGATGAATACACAGATGAACACACAGACAAATACATGAAGATTGTACAGAAGTACGTTCAGATCATTCATAAGAAAAAATCCCAATCAGATAAAGATGATGCTGATGACAATGAGATATTTCGGGATTAGCAATAATGCCTATGATCACAGTGCATTTGAGATTTCCCATGAAAATGTTTATGATGCTTAATGAACAAGAAAACACCAGCAAAGCGGGCATTTTCTACGAAAGAGGCAGCTATATATATATGTATGAGCGCGTCCTGGTTGCAACACGGCCAAGTTGAAGGCAACAGAGAAGGCAGAATATCTCATCCGCCATTCATCAAGATTGGAAGATCAATTAGGTATTTGATAGAAGACCTGGATGAGTGGTTGGACAAATTTAGTAAATCGGATAGCTTAGCTCAGTTGTCGGTGACGAACGACCGGATATCACGCAACCGCAAATAGTGCTTTAGCACAAAACCATTATTGTGCCGCGTGTTGCTAAATATACATATAGATCAATGAGTTATACAGGCTAACGCAAACCGTACAAAATTAGATATAATCAACTACATGAACAACAAAACAAACAAAATAGCCATAGCCAAAGAAGATACACAAAACACAGAAGCACAAGCGGACAAAATATTAGGCAAGATATTCTACAGCAACACCGCAAAATTGATGTATGAAAGCTCAACGAAACTACATGCTGCTGGCATAATGAGTGATGCTGAGTTTGCAAAACATGAGATATTTTGTTGCCGTCCAACGGTGGAGAAAGATGCTAATGGAAAAGATTGAACAAAACAATACTACAATGAGTAATTTTCCAAAACTAGAATGCCCATTTGTTCGCAAAATGTTCAAAGTAGATAAAGATTCATTTCAACAACATCGAAAGAATTCTCACTATCAACTGCGCAAACCAGAAGTATATCTAGTGATCAATCAGATAAACCCTGGATTTGAATGGGTATTCAATGATGCGGACACAATTGCTGTGGAAAAACTAGATGGAACAAATGTAAAAATATTTACTATAGATGGAAGACTTGTAGCCATACAAAACAGAAAAAATATCATAGATCCACAGCTGATAGTTGGAGGACAAACATTTGTTATCGAAGGAATAGTACAATCAGCCACTTCAGCCTTCAAAGGATATGTGAATGCTAACGGCGAACAATGTGGAGAACTGCTTGGACCAAAGCTAAATGGAAATAGATACAATCTAGATGGGCACATATGGTATCCATTCGATAAAGCAATACAACATTTGGTATACCGTTCCTATGATACGCATAAGCGGACGTTCGACCAAGTGAGCGAATGGATGAAAGAACTAATATCGAAGTTCTACAGAAAAAACACTAAACCGCGGGACAAAGATATATGCGCAGAAGGTGTGGTATTCTACAATTTGAGAAGAAAAGCAGAAGGCAATACCTGGCGAGCAAAATTGAGAAGAGACATGTTTGTATGGTACTATGAACCAAAAGTGTCGGTGATAGAATATAG